TTTTTAGGAGGAGATTTCTGGGTATGGAAATATCCAGATTATAGTAAACAATATATGGTAACAGCCGATGTTGCTCGCGGTGATGGAAATGATTATTCAGCATTCCATGTTATAGACGTAGAAGCATGTGAACAAGTAGCTGAATTTAAATCTCACATCGGTACTCGTGAATATGGACATATGTTAGCGTCTGTTGCTGCTGAATATAATAATGCTATGTTAATAGTAGAAAACGCTAATATTGGTTGGGATGTTGTAAATACTATAATTGAAAAAGGATATCAAAATTTATATTATTCACCTCGTTCATATGGAGATATGAGTATGGACAAGTATCTTGATAGATTAGAAAATGATCAAGTAGTCCCTGGATTTACTAACTCAGTAAAGACGAGACCGCTTGTGATATCCAAGATGGAATCGTATATTAGGGAAGGTGCTTTTATATTCCACTCAAAACGTTTATTAGAGGAATTAAGAGTATTTATTTGGCACAATGGTAAGGCACAAGCTCAAAATGGATATACTGATGATTTAGTATTAAGTTGTGGTTTTGGATTATTTCTAAGAGATACAGCACTAAAATACCAATCAGCAGGACTTGATATTACTAGAGCATCATTAGCAGGAATGTCAAAAACCGGTTATAATAGTATTTATCCAACAATGCCAGGTGGATTTATTAATCCATACGAAATCGATAATGGTATGGGTGGTAAAGAAGATATAACGTGGTTATTTTAATTTTACAATATTTATTGAATATACAATACTAACAAAAAAACATGGCTGATAACAATCAAGGAGGATTATTTGGAAATTTAAAACGATTATTTAGTACTGACGTTATTATTAGAAATGTTGGTGGTAAACAATTAAAAGTATATGATACAGATAATATTCAAGCTTACGGAAACGTAAAAACAAATGCCCTAATAGATAGATTTACTAAGTTACATAGATACGGAGCTAATATGCCGTACAATCCAACTATAAATTACCAAACACTTCGTATTCAATTATATACTGATTATGAAGCTATGGATACTGAATCTATTATTGCTTCTACACTTGACATCATTTCAGATGAATCAACATTAAAAAATGAAATGGGTGAAATATTACAAATTAAATCCCCAGATGAACGTATCCAAAAAATATTATACAATTTATTTTACGATATATTAAATGTTGAATTTAATCTTTGGTTATGGATTCGTAATATGTGTAAATATGGTGATTTTTATTTACATATGGAGGTTGCAGAAGGATTTGGTATATATAATGTAACACCATTATCCGTATATGATATGATTCGTGAGGAAGGTCAAGATCCTCAAAATCCATCTTATGTTTGTTTTAGAATTGACCCAATGGTTATTGCTGGAGGTGGTTTAAATTCAAGAGTAAAAGACAGAGATGGTAAAATTAAATTTGAAAATTATGAAATTGCTCACTTTCGTTTATTAACGGATGCTAATTATCTACCATATGGTAGATCATATATTGAACCCGCACGTAAAACCTATAAACAATATATTTTAATGAAAGATGCGATGATATTACATCGCATTACAAGAGCGCCGGAAAAACGAGTATTTTATGTTGATATTGGTAATTTACCAAATGCTGAGGTTGATGGATACATGGAGAAGTTAAAACAAAAAATGAAAAAAACTCCATATATTGATCAGGCAACTGGTGAATATAACTTAAAGTATAATGTTCAAAACCTAATGGAGGATTTTTATATTCCTCAACGTGGTGGTAATTCAAATACCAAAATTGATACTATTAAGGGATTAGAATATGGTGCTATTGAGGATGTTTTATTCTTAAGAGATGAAATGTTAGCTGCTCTTAAAGTTCCTAAAGCATATTTTGGATTTGAAAAAGATTTAACTGGTAAAGCTACATTAGCTGCTGAAGATATTAGATTTGCTCGTACTGTTGAACGTATTCAACGTATTGCACTATCAGAATTATATAAAATGGCTTTAGTTCATTTATATACTCAAGGATTTGATGGTGAAGCGCTATCTAATTTTGAATTATCATTAACTGTTCCTTCAATTATTTATGAACAGGAAAAAGTAGCATTATGGAAAGAAAAAATCCTATTAGCTAAAGACATTCAAGATAGTAATTTAATGCCTACTGATTGGATTTATCATAATATATTCCAATTCTCAGAAGATCAATATGATGATTATCGTGATTTAATAATTGAAGATCAAAAACGTAAATTCCGTTTATCTCAAATTGAGAATGAAGGAAATGATCCAGCACAATCTGGTAAATCATACGGAACACCTCATGACTTAGCTACATTATATGGTACAGGAAGAAATGGAGTTGGAAGTGATGGTTCAGTCCCTCCAGGATATGATGAAAAAAATCCTGTTGGACGTCCTAAAGAAAAAGCATCTATTATTGGAACACAAAGAGATCCATTAGGTAAAGATAGATTAGGAAGTATAGAAAATTCTACTTTATATACAGCAAATAAACCTGAAGAAAGTGGAACTCCAAAAGGTGGTTCTCCTTTAGCATTAGCTGAATTATATAGAAATAAAGATTTATTGAAATCTATAGTATTTAAAAAATCAATTGAATTAGATAAAACCAATATGCTAGATGAAGAAAATATTAAGAATTTATAATACTTATATATTTATAAATAGTATATCTCTGACTACACAATATATAAAATGCGTATAAAGCATAGTAAATTTAAAAATTCGGGAATTCTATTTGAACTATTAGTTAGACAAGTAGCATCAGATACAGTATCTGGTAAAGATTCTCCTGCTGTAGATTTAATTAAAAAATACTTTTCTAAAACTGAATTAAACAAGGAATATAAAATATATCAAACCTTAGTTAATTCAACTACATTAACTGAAAGTAAAGCAGAATCGTTAATTAACGCTACTATAGAATTATCTTCTAGATTAAACAAATCTACATTACGTAAAGAAAAATATAATCTAATTAAAGAAATTCGTGAAAAATATGATATTGATGAATTTTTTAAAGCAAAAATAAATAATTATTCTCAATATGCCGCTTCATATAATTTAATTGAAGCACATAATTCACAAGAATTTATTGATCCTTCAAGTATTGTAGATAATAAAGTAACTTTATTGGAACATATATCTCGTAATTTAATAAATAAAGATGAAGCTAAAAATAGAATACTAGAAGAATATTCAGGTATGGATAAGGGTACTCGTATATTAGCGTACCGTATGTTGCTTGAAAAATTTAATGAAAAATATTCTGAACTTTCCACATCCCAAAAATCAATATTAAAAGAATATATTAATAATATCTCTAACACTACTAAGTTAAGAGAATTTGTTAATAATAATATAGAAAAATTAGTAATCGAATTAACAAAATTAATTCCTACTATTGAAGATAAAACTATTCAAATTAAATTGATTGAAGTAATTACTTTATTAAAACCAATTGAAAAGAAATCTAATGTAAAGGATGATAATATTGTTTCTTTATTACAATTTCATCAATTAGTAAATGAAATTAAATCTGTAAAATAATGGATATTAAAGAATATATTAAAAATATAGTACGTGAAATAATTTCTGAAGATGAATTAGAGGAAATGTCTGTATCTGGAGATGCTGGTGCTTATTCTACTCCATATGCTTTTAGAGGTAATAAAAAAGGAGAAAATGCTGCTACTAAAGCAGCAATATCTCAGGGATTTAAAAAAGCATCTACTAGTTTACCTAAAAATTCAAAAGTAGTTGATTATGTAAAATTGTTTGAAGATGAATATGAAATGAATCAAGATCCTAAAACAAAAGAATTTACTAAACGAGTTAAATTATCTGATAAAGATAAAGAAACAGTAAAGAAAATACAAGCTTTAATGGCAAAAGAAAAATCCTCAAACTTAAATATTAAAGAGGGTATAGAGGAAATTGTTAAAGAAGAAATATTAAAAGAAGGAACATATTCTAAATTTAAAAACGAAGTAAAATTACGTTCTAAAAACGAAATGCTACATAAAGCTATTAAAGAAGTAAAACGCAAATTAATGGAAATTGATCGTATCGTTGAATATACTTCTATGATGAAACAAGAGTTAAGTGAAGGTGAAGAAGGA